CACCACCTGTGTTATTGTCATTTCCATCAAAACTTGTAGCAAAGTCCATATCCTCTTTAGAGAATCCGCCTTCATAATAATCTCCAGCTACAGTGCCTTCAGAAGTATTCATACTTCCGTAACCATCGTTACCACCAAAATAATTACTAATAGAATTGCTAACACCATTAAACATTCCAGCAAAATCACTCACTGAGCTAGGCTCTTGAGTTATCTCAAACATACTTCCTCTGTTATTTATTGCTAAACTTTCACCTGGAGCTTTCATACCATAGCCAGTTGATTTATCTTCAACTTGAACATTACCTGGAGTCCATGTTTCATTATAGTTTGCAACAGAAAGATCAGATTCTTTTACAATGTCTTGAATACTTTTTCCTGATCTTAGCTCGTCAGCCATAAATTCCATACCTACATTTCTTGCTGCGTCAAATTCACGCGTACCTTCTTTAAATCCCAAGGATTTAGCAACACCTGTTCCTAGACTACCTACCTCAGCTTTCCATTCTCCTGGGCTAATAGCTCTTCCTAACTCTTGTCCAGCTATTCCGCCAATATTAGATAGGGCTATAGCTTCTTGAAGAGAGCCAGCTTGTGAGCCTAGTATAGAAGAGCCTAAGTAAGACCCTATGCCTCCCGCTGGGTTTTTACCCATAGCATAATCAGTAAGAGACGAAATAGGCGCGCCAGTAAGGAATCCACCAACTTGCGCTAAATCTCTACCACTAATACCATCATCTTTCCAGTAGTCATAGTAATCTTGAACTTCTTTTTCTCTTGGTGTTAATGCTGGTCCAGCTGGAGTTGGAGCTTCAAAATTATAGTTTCCGTCACTAATATTACCAGCAATATCAAGACCAGCAGACAAAGCAGGATTGACTGATTGCTGACTATCAAGCCAACGTCTATAATACTGATTCTGTCTAAACATACCGTCTTGACCTAATAAGTTATTAAGCCCTGCATTAGCTGTTAAATTTTCTAGTGCTGTTGACATTTAAGCTCCGTTATCTCTTCTAAGTGAGCAACTTGTTCCACCATTGTGTGAGGTGTTAGCACCTGTAACTGAATGACCTTCCCATAGATAAAAGGAAGCCGAGCCATTTCCTGTAAAAGTACCATCGCTTGTAACCATACGATATCCTGTATTTAGTATTACATCCCATCGTGTATCGCCACCTGGTCCTACACTGTAAGAGGAGGATTTGATAGCGGCAACATAGGTACTCTTTAGTTGAGCAATAGCGTTTTCTAAGTTCTGTGAATCAGGTGCTAAGCTAAAACTATAAAGCGTAGTCTCTGATGAATAATCTCCAACACCCCAAACCTTGGTACTTCCAAAGTAAACCTCGCCTACCGCAGAAGGAGAGCTTACAGTAGAACCGTTACTCTCTATCGTATGAGTGTACCAGTTTAAAGAAGTACCGTTGAAAGTTATTGACATTATGTTGTACTAATAGTTAATGTTGTTCCTGACAACGAAGCCTTCACACCACCAAGTGCAGAAGATGTCGCAGCAGGTAAAGTGTAAGTAGTTATACCAGCAACTACAGCCGCAGCCGCAGTAGTTACAAATGCTGTTGTGGCTAATTTAGTTGTATTGTCTCCAGTAGTAGGAGTTGGTCCAGTTGCCTCGCCTACAATGGTCGCTGTTCCAGAAACCGTTAAGTTGTTAATAGCGAAGGCTTCACTAGATGATCCATTTAGATTAGCTTTAGTATTAACTGCTGTTTGAACAGCTGAAAACTCAGTGTTAAAATCTGTTCCAGAGATTACCTTGGCTGCATCTGAATCAGATAAAGCGTCTTTACCACTCCAGTTTACTGCAATTGTATAGTTACTCATCGTATCTTCCCTTGTTTATATAATAATGTCATATCTTGTAATGAAGAGGTAGAGCCATTGGTTTCACCACTCATCTCTAGTTGTAAATACTTAGCACTTCCTGTTAGAGGAATATTGTATTCTTTCATTCCAAAAATAGGTGCGAATTTAGATGTACCAAATAAAGATGTTGTAGCTCCAAATAAAGAAGCTGTTCCCGAGCTTCCTGGATTTAGCAAGAAGTTTGTTGTATTAGATGGCTCGATACTAAAGTCTTTATACCACTTAACACCAATAGTAGTTCCTGATCCACCTGAGATTACAGCTTTAATCTTCTTTAGGATAGAAGCCATAGCGCCTTGACCCAAGTCTATCCAAGTAGTTTTAAATGTTCCTGTGTAAGATGCAGACGTATAAGTTCCACCGCTCACATAATCCTTATCATAATACCCTTCATAAGTAGCTATTGATCCCGCTATCTGACCTATTAAAAAGCCCTTAGAGTCTGTGTAAGCCATGCTAGATGGGTTTCTATCATCATCGAATGACCATGTTGTTATTCTTGGAGTGCCTGAAGGAGTTTCATGCTTAATATCAAAGACATAGGTTATGTTTAAATCAACAAAAGATAAAACATAAGTACCTTCGTTCTCAACATACAACGCTTTAGCATTTGAACTTTGAGAGATGTTTCTAATAATTGTATCTTTGATTGTTAAAGATAAGTCTTGTAGTGGTACATTATCCTTCTCTGTTGTTCTGCTTAAAGACCTTACACCTGTTGAAGATAGGAAGTATAAATCATCACCAACCGACTGTATTGAGTCTCTTGAAACACAACCAATACCTCTAATAACTTCGTCTAATACCATAGTAGATGGTTCAGATGGTCCGCCATATATGACGATGTTACTCTTACCAAAGATAACTAGCTTTCCATAGAATGGAGCAATAGCTACAATATCATCTGTTCCCCAAACGGTTTTCAAATCAACCGCACCAGCAGCACCTGAACTCCACTTATGAGCATTTAAAGTATCAGAGTAATAAACAACATCCTTCTCTTCAGTAATACCGCCTACCCATAGCCTTCCGTAGAATCCCATTCCACAGCTTGGATTAAAAGTGGTTACACCAGCGGGTGCGTTATATCCAGAAGTAGCAGGCAACGCCGCCCAAGTAGTGCCATCCAACTCTATAGGTATATGACCAGATTGAACGCAGTATAGCTCACGATTAAAGTCTATCATTTGCCAGTCAGAGGCAGAGCCTCCAGTAGCATAAGCAGCAGTCCAAGGGGAGTTAGGGGCAGTAAAGTCTACTGTGTACATATTAGTACCTACAGCGGCAACTACAACACCCGTACTTGTCTCACCTATAGCACCAATCTTAGCAGTTGTCTTTAATATATTCTGCTTAACGCCTTTTCTAAATGAGATACGACCTGATTCTCTTAAAACAATATTATCCGCTTCAGTTAACCATGATTGATCGATAGCGGCAGGATTTGCCTGAACGTTTAAACCATTCAGTCCTAAATTATCTAATGGAGTATATTCTAATCTAGCTGACATACCAATCACTTTCGTATTTAGTATTGCCACTGTCTAGCATGATAGCTTGATTAAGTATTTCTTTGTATTCCATAGCTATTACACTAGATTGAGTTCCACCGTCTTCACCACGCTCTGCTACAGCTCTCATCCAAGCACCAATAACAACAGGCTTTTCTGGTATTTTAATTGCGGTAGCTGAAAGTTTTAATACATCTTGATATTTAACAATGTCAAATGAAATGGTTTGGACTTTATTAGGCTTAGGCTCAAAATCAATCTTTAAGTTGTTTGAAGAGTCAACACCGTTAAAAGCATAATATGAAGGATCGCCTGAATTATCGCTAGGGTATTTCATTGCATTTAAATGTGTACGACTAATCTGATTAAGGTGAGTGCCTTGATCTTGATTTATAACATCGATAACTTTTATCTCTTGTCCAGACGATAAATTATAGTTTCTAGTGCCTACTACTGTAGGTACGTCAACAGTTTCACGAAGGACTAGCCAATCGTGGTAAGCTTCAATATTACTTTTAGAGTCGTTAATCAGTGAGCCAATAACCTTCTGATAGTCGGTTACTGTTGTGCTGTCATTGATATTACCCGACCAGTCGGTAGCAATGGTTTCTTCTCTCAACCTGATTAGGACTTCATTGATAAGTTCTCTAAAGGTCATTAGGTTCTCCGTTTGGTTGCATTATAATACAAAAACTTCAGTTAAATCAATTACTTAGAAGATTTCTTTTTAGTTGTCTCTTTCTTTTTAGTTTCACCTTTAAGTTCTGCTTTTGCTTTTACTTTTTTATTTGTAACTTCTATGTTATATCTTAACATCTTATTTCTCCTTTATTATTGAGGTTGTGGACATTTACAGTCACACGTTTGTTGTGGATTTATCATTTGCATACTACCTTGCATTACCTGTTGAGGCATTGACATCATTTGATTAAAGAAAGCAAAAGCTGTTGCTGTTACAATCATACTTGCTAAAAAGATTATTGTAGATTTATTCATAGTGATAACGGGTTTCCTGTTGAGTTTACTTTAGTATCAACACGATCTTGGTCTTTTCTTAATGCTTTTATTTTTTCAGACAAGCTAATGATAGCTCCTGAGTTTACTCTTGTAATTGCTTCTAGCGCAGTATCGTCATATGTATATGTATAAACAGGTGTTTTTTCATGAGAAGAAACATTTAGTGCCTCTATATCAGCTAGTACCGTCTCGTACTTCTGAAGAGCTAACATCCCTGAGAATACTAAACCACCAATAGCAATAGCTATAGTTACAATCCAGCTTGCTGACATCTTCTTACCTTCTAATGCTTCTTTAATAAAATTGATTATTGCTTCCATACCATTCCCTGTTATCGTTAATTTTTACGCTATTGTAACCGTTTAAGATGCCACTATCGGTCATTCCTATCGAACTATAAAATGCTTGGTCTTGATACCAATCATCGTTATCTTCTAATTCTACTGACTCACTCAATGTGATACCTGTGTAACTGCTTATATCTACTGTGTCCACCAGTGCTACTTGTGTCATAACTGTGATGGACTTAATTAGGTTTAATGTTTGCAGCGCATCTGTTGTAGCTTCACCAACTTGTACGTCTTGCTTGGCTGTTGTAGTCTTAGCAATAACTACTATAGACTTCTTGATAGTCTTCTTAACTTGCTTCTTGACGGTCTTCTTAACCACCTTTTTTACTTGCTTCTTAACTGACTTTTTTGCTACTACTTTGGTGGCAGGTTTAACTACAGTCTTGGCTTGAACTTTTGGGGCTACTACAGCTACTGTTTTAACCTCAGCCTTAGTCTCTTCTTTTACTTCGACCACTACTTCAGCAACCTCAACCGTCTCTACTACTTTGACCACTTCCTCGACAACCTCTTCAGCTACCTCCTCAACTATTTCCATCAAAGGTTCTAGCTGTATCTCTTCAACCTTCATTACTTCACCACCATTATCAATAATATCGTTAATGATTTCCTCAAGAATCTCATCAGCAACCTTATCGTGATAGTCTATAGATAGTGTAGGGTTCGTTAATCTAATATCAT